CGGTCACCCAGTCAGAAACGGTCGGCGCGGAAACATTGAGCGACTTTGCGAGACTCAAAGACCGCCCACGCTGTTGCTTTACCCAGTTTTTAAGTTCCATAGGAGCGATATTAGCCCCGGCGTAATTGCTTGTCAATAGCCCTAGACCAATTTTCTTTTACCGAAAACACGGATTTAATAAAAGACGATGAAAACCATCTCAGAAACACGCCTAGACCGCCTCAATATTCTTGTAAAGCGCCACTCAGATAGCCTTGCTGAATTGAATGACGCGCTCGGACTGCCAAGAACCGACTCAACTCTTTCCCAAATTAGGACAAAGGCGCCGCACAGCAGAACCGGCAAGCCGCGCTCAATGGGCGACGAACTTGCCCGAAAAATCGAGGCAGCGCTAAGTCTCCCCAATGGATGGATGGACACACCAGTAACCTACTCTGACCTCACTGGCACAGAAGATCAACGAGGAAAGGCAATGGCGGTATTTGAGTCAATCCCACAAGACCAGTGGGCTACCGCAATTCGATTGCTAGATGCTCTTGCGAAACCAGAGCAAGCCACGGGAACAGGCACAGGCGGCAAATGATCAGTTTTTCAAACCACAAGGAAAGTAATGGCAACAACCCCACCAAAACCAAACCCACAACCCAAGCAGCCAACTCAAGAGCGAGCAACCAGAAGCACTCCTCAAAGCCCAGGGCGTAACGTAGAATACGGCATAAGGGACCGGGCTCCATCGCATGTCACCTCTCGGCAACCGGCTCCAGACACAGGAAACCCGCCGAAACGTGACTGATTGAAGGACACATGTCAACAGAAACAGCGCAATGGACCGTAGACAACTGGTCGCGCAGGCAGTTAATTACCTATAACTGCCAGCTTAGCAGCCTATACCACCGCAAGCGTGAACGCTTCTTTGCCTTGTGCGACAAACTTACCGCCAGCGCTGCACTTATAGCCAGCACAGCAGCCCTGTCCGAGTACCTTCCTACTGCAGAATACAAAGCCATGGCGGGGGCCGTTGTTGCCGCCGTTACCCTGCCTGGCATTGTGTTTGGCTGGTCAGATCGCGCCCGTGCGCACGCACTTTTAGCCGCCCGATTTGTTGCACTGGAAAGCGAAGTGGTTGCGGCAGGGGCCATGAATTCTGCGCAGCTGGACATTGCAGAAGCAAAAGGAATTAGCATCGGAGCTGATGAGCCCCCACAGCTATCAGCCCTCACCCGGCTATGCCAAAACGAACTAGGAAACGCAAAGGGGATCCCCACAAAGACGCTCCCATTTTGGGAACGGTGGCTGGCACATTTTCTTGACCTGCCAAAAGCGTAGCAAATTTCATTTGACACCATCAAAATCCCCGCTTCGGCGGGTTTTTTTTCGCCCTGTAAATTCCTCATGAAACAGGAGCATCAAAATAATTACGCCTTGGCTATTGACAAACAATTACGCCAAGGCTAATATTCACCCCATCAACACCCGTCAGCGCGAGACGAATCGAGTGCGAGGCAGGCAGGTAAGACCCAGGGGCTACTGGGCGCGGGGCTTGAAATCCGGTGGTGCCGGCTCTTTCGGGCGGTTGCAGGGCCACCATGGTGGAGAAAAGCGCAATTTGCGCATTTTGATGGGGATGGAAATGAAAACATTGATGTTTGCACTAGCTGGTGAAATCGTTAGCACATCTGCTGTAGCTAAAAAAATCTGGCTTGGCTCAATTGGCACCAATCGGCAGTACTTAGAGCAACAAGCTCTCAGCGTGTTCCGTAAGTTACGCGCAGCCGGCCAATAAGAGCACGTAGGCCAAGCGCATGAAGCTCTACCAAATCAAAGCCAAAGGCCGCACGTACACCGGCCTTTTCAGCAGCAGCATTGCCGCTGTCCTGTGGGCCATTGACGCCTTGGGCGCCATGGGCGCAACTGCGAGGCCGCTATGACACGCACAACCCTCATTGCCGCCGCACTGGCCCTACTGCTGGGCTGGGCTGGGCCAGCGCTGGACGAAACCCACAAACCAACCACTGCAAACCACCATGAACTACCGTAACTACCGACTACCCGCCGCCGTTGCCATTTACGGCGTTACCGTGGCACTTGTATCTTGCTCCCCCGCGCCCACCACACCAGACTGGGCCAAATTGGCGGCACCATACGTTGCGCTGGCAGCTTTTATATACGCCGCAGCCTACGCGGCATCTCGCGCCCTGGAAGCCATCACTGTGCGGCTGGTTGAAAGCATTGGCGCCTCACTCATGGTGCTGGACCAAAAAAGCCCGCGTGACGACACCACCGCCGAAGTGTGCGTGGAACTTGATGATGCAAACCAAGCCCTAGAGCTTCGCCAAAGGCTGCGCATACCAAGTGCCCTACCCGTGCTTGACACCCCTGCCAAGGACTGGCGCGTATGAAAGCCCAAGGCCTGTTCTTTTTGCGCTACCCGGCCACCACCGGCATAGCCAAGGACGGCACCCGCAGCGTATTGCTACCGGTGGTTGAGCGAAACGGCCACCGCACCCAGCGTGCCATGTTCGTATGGGCAGGCACCGAGGCGGCAAACTGGTACGAAGCCCACATCAAACAATTGAAAGCGGGCACACCATTGCAAATTGAGGCCGACCACATACAACCCCAGCGCGGTGAATTGTTCGGCTTGGTTACGCGCTGCACCCTTGCAAAAGAGCGCTGGAATTGATTAACGGAGCCACTTTCATGACTACACCAAAACCCATTTGCACACTGTTACCACCTGCCGCCGCGAAAGCACTTGTAGATGCAGCCCAAAAGCCTGAATACGTTCTTAAAGCTGCTGTTTTCTGGGTGCGGGAAAACTACCCAGAGTACTTTAAAACCGGCACTGAGCCCGAGTGGGTGCCGCCAAGCATTGCCCTACAACGTGGCGCCGCTCCCCAGGCGCAATGGACGCACGGCATCACACGTTTCGATCAACTCTAAGCCAAGAATATGACATTCCTGACCACCTACTCGGGCAACCGAATCGACATACCAAACCCACAAGCCGACCAAATAAGCATTGTGGACATTGCCATGCACCTATCGCGCCTGCCACGATTTTGCGGCGCCACCACCTACCCCTACTCAGTCGCAGAGCACTCTATTTTGGTAGCCGATCTTGCAAAAATTGCCGGTTTGCACCCCATCGTGCAACTGGCCGCGCTGCTACACGATGCCCACGAGGCCTATTTTTCAGACGTGCCAAGCCCGGTGAAAGCAGCTATCACGCAATGGGAGTGTGGCCCCAATTACGGCCTCGGTCGCATCGAAAGCCGGCTGCAAGCCGCCGTACTGCGCCGCTTCGGTGTAGAGCATGCATTTCGCTCGAATTACGAAAAAATCAAACACTTTGACCTGGTGGCCTTGGCCACTGAGCGCAAATACCTCATGCACCCCAACGCCATGGGCGACTGGGCGGTGCTTTCCGGCATTGAGCCCCTGGCGTCTCAGCCAAAATGCTGGTCATGGCCCAGCCCGAATGAACATTTTCAACGCATTTATTCAGTGCTTGCTCAGGAAGTCGATCAACTCAAAGCCGCACAAGGGGTATCGAATGTCTAATTTAAAAGTCGTTCAAAGCGCAAAACCGCGCTGCACATTCTTCGACCCAACATACACCGCGCCGGAACTGGCCCCATTTTCCGGCCGACCAGGCGCAATGGATGCCTACCGGCTGCCAAGCCTGGCCCTTGGGCAATTGGTGTGGCCCAAGGGCCATGTGGCACAACAAGTAGAGCGCAAACCATGAAAACCGCCCACCGCATGAGCGCTCGGGCCAAGCGCCTGCGCGCCACACCCACCGTTGAACGCGCATTTTCAATCCTAAATGTGCTCGACCAAAACAACCCGCTTCGCGCCGACGAGATTAAAGCGCTGGACACGGCCCTGTGCGCCTGCCTGAGTAGCATCACCGAAGGCCGTGGCACCCGCGAAGATGCCGCCGTGGTGCTGGCCGCGTGTGAATCATGCATACAGCTTGAAGCAAACGGGCTTGAAAGCGGCCATGGCGACGACCTGCGTACAGCCAAAGCCGAAATTGAGCAAGCCATGGCCCGCATGGACTCCGGCAAATCCCTGCTGCTAACCGGTACCGGAATTGGCGCCGCCCAAACAATGGTGGACGTGCACCTGGCATTTTTGACGCAGTGCACACGAAGCATGTGGATACGTGTGCTCAATGAATGCAGTGCCCGGGCGGCGGGGCCACTGACGTTATCCAAGACCGCAAGCCAGTTTTAACCCCAAAGGACCATCATGAAGACTATTGGACAAACCCAAGCCCCTGCACTCACGGCAACCGATGTGCAGGCATTCCTTAGCGACCTGGACGCAGGCGTGTTTGAGCGCAAACTGTCGGCCGCACTTTCACAAGTCGCTGCCGCTGCAATCGACAACGAGAAAGAAGGCGAAGTAGCCATCAAATTCGCGTTTAAGCGCATCCCAGGCACCGGACAGGTGCACTGCACTCACACGCTGAAATTTGTGCGGCCCACCATGGACGGCAAGGCCAGTGAGGACGAAAAGCGCACCACCGCGCTGTTTGTCGGAAAAGGTGGCCGCTTGACGCTGGCGCCGGAAAACCAGCTCGACATTTTTGCCCAGGCAAAACCCTAAACCCCTTCACATTGAACAGAAAGAACAGAGCAATGGACGCATCAGCTATCAAAGAAATCCAATCCGCCCACGCCTTCGCCGCGATCAACGCGGCACTGGCGAGTGGCGCCCCTTCCGTGGCCATGCCCAGCGAGTTCAACGTGGTAAGCACCGAGGAATTCATGCCCATCCGCCGCCGTGCACGGGGGACCATGTTGACAACCCACCTCGGGAGCTTTGCGGACTATGTTGAAGCTTTCAAGCAAACCGGCACCAAAACGTTTGTTTCCCCCCGGCGAATGACGGCCACGGCTGTATTGAACTTGGGCACCACCGAAGCCCCCGGGCACGCCGACGATTGCGCCCGCTTCGCTCCGGAGCAGACTGCAGCTTACCAGGCGCTGCTGGCGTTTGTAGCGGGCGCCCAGACGCAAAAGAAAGCGGCCGAGTTTTTTGAAGATTGGGCGTACCAAGTCCAGTTTTTTGAAGACACCGAAGTGATACCGCCAGCACAAGCCGTGGCGGCCATCCGGAACATCACGATTGAAGCGGTGCGGAAGAAGGAAACCACGGTTAGCAACCTGTCGGTACAGCAATCGGCATTCGAAAGCATTCAAGCCAGCAGCAAGTCGAGCATACCAACGCTGATTTACTTCAAGTGCCAGCCGTACGACGTACTAGAGGGACGTGTATTCGTGATGCGCCTGTCAATCCTGACAAGCGAACAACAGCCTACGCTGCGGTTACGCATCGTGAAGCACGAAGGGCACATTGAAGAAATGGCAAAAGAACTTGCAGCGAAAGTGCGCACGGGACTTGGAGCCAATAGCGCCGCTCATGCGGACGTGCTTATCGGCGAATACAGCGTCATGAAATAACACCCTAGGGGCGGCCTACACCGCCCCGAATTGAAGATACAAGGCCCCAACACATGCTAACCCCACAATTTGCAATACCCCTGCACCATGAACTGATCGTCGATCTTTTCGCGGGTGGCGGCGGGGCATCGACAGGCATTGAGCTTGCAGTGGGCCGACCACCGGACGTGGCCGTGAACCACGACCCTGACGCTATCAGCCTGCACACTGCGAACCACCCACAAACAAGGCACTTTTGCAGTGACGTGTTTGAAGTTGATCCGCTGGACGTGTGCCAGGGCCAGCCGGTGGGGCTGCTTTGGGCATCCCCCGATTGCAAGCATTTCAGCAAAGCCAAGGGCGGCAAGCCGGTGAGCAAGAAGATTCGATCTTTGGCCTGGGTGGTGGTGAAGTGGGCCAAGGCTGTCAAGCCGCGCATGATATTTCTAGAAAACGTGGAAGAGTTTCAAACGTGGGGCCCAATAGCCCCCGATGGAAGGCCATGCCCTGAGCGCAAGGGCAAGACCTTTGCGCAATGGAAAGGCCAGCTTGAAGCGCTCGGCTATCGCGTTGAACACCGTGAGCTTCGCGCCTGTGACTTTGGAGCGCCAACAATTCGCAAGCGTCTGTTCCTGATCGCTCGACGTGATGGCCTGCCGATTGTGTGGCCTGAGCCGACACATGCCAAGGTGCCAACGAAGGGCATGAAGCCATGGCGTACTGCTGCCGAATGCATCGACTGGTCAATCCCCTGCCCGTCCATTTTCGAGCGTAGCAAGCCGCTGGCAGATGCCACATGCCGCCGCATAGCCAAGGGGTTGATGCGGTATGTCGTGAATGCGGCCCAGCCATTCATTGTGCAGTACCACAGCGCCAAGCGCGAAGGCGACCACCGGACGGCAGACCTTGCCGACCCGCTACCTACGCAAACCACCGAAAACCGGTTTGCACTGGTCACTGCATTTTTGGCAAAGCACTACACAGGCGTGGTTGGCAGCGACTTAGCTGACCCAATGGGCACAGTCACTAGCGTAGACCATCACAGTCTAGTCACGGCCAACCTAGTGCACCTTGGACACGGCGAAGGCAAAGATGGCACAAAACGATTCAGCCACGGTATCCGGGACATTACCGACCCGCTAAACACAATCACTGCCAGCGGGGCCGCTGCGGCACTTGTCACCAGCCGCTTGGTCAAGATGCGTGGTGACAACGTGGGCGGCCCGGTTACTGAGCCACTGCACACGATTAGCGCCCAGGGTACGCATCATGCCGAAGTACGGGCATTCCTAGTCAAGTATTACGGGAATGAAGCAGACGGAGTGCCACTGACAGAGCCAATGCACACCCTGCCAACACGCGACCGCATGGGCTTGGTCACCGTGCACGGCACCGAGTACGCGATTGTTGACATAGGGCTGCGCATGCTGGCCCCCCATGAACTTTTCAAAGCGCAGGGCTTCCCAGTGGGCTACATCATCGACCGTGGTGCCGATGGCAAGCCGCTCACCAAAACCGCCCAGGTGCGGCTATGCGGAAACAGCGTTTGCCCACCGATCGCAGCCGCGCTTGTCGGTGCGAACTACAGCGAACTTGAACAAATGGAGATTGCAGCATGAGCAACGAACACGAAGAATTTTGGGCCGCAGTCGGTAAAGCAATGCGGTTGCCTACGGAGACAAAGCCATGAACTGGAAACTTTTAGTAGCAATCATATTGGCGCCAGTCGCTGTTGTGCTTTCATTGGCTCTGCTAGAGCCCCTCATTATTTTGCTTGTGTGGGTGTTTAAATGAAACTAATCGACTGGAGCCGTGTGCCACGGGGCACGATGACGAACATTGGCGAGTTTTTGCAGTGGCGTGAAAACGAAAAGTATGCACACGTCCTGATTAAATTCGGAGACCGGTTTTGTGTGGAGTTGTACGACGAAGACGAACTTCGCATCGCCCCGCAAACCCGCTGGACGTACCACGATGGCGAGGATTGCCCTGTGCCGGAGGGGGTGACGTTTGATGTGCAATATCTCGAAGGCCACGCGATGAGCGCGGAAAACGGCTACAGGTGGGACAAGATCATCGCCTACCGCATCACCGGCGTAGACCGCGCTGGCGGTTGGACGGATGACCCCGCCGAAGTTACGCAACCCGTCGAAATCACCAGCCAGCAAAGCTACTCAATCGGCGGCGTTGGCGTTACGTTTACTGTTGGGAGGATTCCGAAATGAAGGAATTCATCAAGGGTTGCGCGTGGTTTTCGATGTGGCTTTATTTCAGTATTGCACTGCTTGGGTATTTCAGTAAATTCATTCCACATGACGACACAGACCCACCACACGCCCACTGCGAACTATGGAAGGGCCAAGCATGAGCGATCACAAATTGACCCGGCAACAGCTCTGCGCACACTTTCAGGTCAGCGAGTCCACAGTTCGGCGCTGGGAGCAATCAGAGCCGCCTGTCCCAGTCTACGAAGCCGGGGCAAAGTGCAAGCGGTATGATCTTGCGGAAGTAACCAACTGGCTAAGGGGCCGAAAATGTCAAACTGGATCGACGACAGGGGCCGCCGTCACGTTGGCGTCATGGTCAACAGCAAACGCATTCACAGAGTCTTGCCGGAGGGCGCAACTGCGGGTGATGCCAAGCTAATCGAGGCGCAGCTGAGGCAGGCCGTGGGCCGCAAATCGGTCGCAATTCCAAGCGATCCACCCATGTCGGCAGTGCTGGCCGGTTACTGCGAGTACGCCCAAACGCTTGCCAGCGGCAAAACCCGCATTCATCACGCAAAACGGGCCGCGCCGTGGGCCGAAAAATACACTGCCAGCCAAGCGAGGGAGTGCGCCGCGCACATCATCAAAGACATGACAGGGCACTATGCACCGGCAACGATCAATATGAGCTTGGCGGCTATGAAAAAGGGCCTTGCACTGGCTTGGGAGTACGGCCACACCCCTGAGAATTACGGCAATCGAATCAAGTTGTTGCAGGTCTCGAATCAGCGGGAGGTGGTACTGACGCTTGACCAAGTTAAAGCCATTGTTGACCACTGCAGCACACCGGCCAAGGCGGCTATTTGGGCCGCTTTGCTGACAGGGGCGCGGCGTGGTGAGCTTTGCAAAATCAAAGCGGAGCACATTGGGCCGGATACCATCACGATACCTGCCCAGAACACAAAGACGAAAAAGGCCAAAGTGGTGCCAATATCACCTGCCCTGCGGCCATGGCTGCAGCATTTCCCGCTACAGATCAATTTTGAGGGGCTAAAGTCGAGCTTTAGACGCGCCAGGGAACGAGCAGGACTGCCACACATCACGTTTCACGACCTGCGCAGGACGTGCGCGACGATGATGATAACGAACGGGATCGACCTTTACACAGTCTCGAAAGTGCTGGGCCACTCAAGCGTCACAGTGACGGCGGCGCGTTATGCACACCTTCAAATTGAGCAGCAACGCAAGGGTTTGGATGCAGTGTCGGCGCTGGTCAGTGCAGAAAATTACACCAGCAATTACACCAGCGAAAAAACAAAGGCCGCGTGATGCGGCCTAAGTCGTTGTTTTTATTGGTGGGCGGTACATGGATCGAACATGTGACCCCTGCAGTGTGAATGCCAGTGACGCATCATAGGAGCGCCATTTTCAGAGGGGAGCGGCGGCACTGAGCGTCCAAAAATGGCAGTGATTTGCAGCAAATTACACCAGCTTTACACCAGGCTGACCATTTTCCTGGCGCACGTCTAGGGCGTCAATCGCACTGGATAACGACTTCTGTCACGATACAGGGCTTTGTCTGTGTGACTTTGCCCGCCCCTTCGATCCCCGCCCCGGCAATGTTAGACATTGTGCCGTAGCGGATGCCCTCGGTTTTCACGCCGTTGTCGGATTGAACCACCCCAAGCTTGTAGCTAAACATCGCTTGCAGGCCCTGCCCAGCCAGCGGGCTAAGCACCTGGGCCCATTGCAAAGCCTCGTTTACCGGAGCGGCAATGGCCGTTTTGGTTTTGTTCACGCCAGACATAGCCAGAGCCATGATTGCGCTCGATTTTGCTGCGGCATCACCGGATTCGGCGATGCGAGATAGCGCGATGATGCGCGCCGTTTCAGCGTCGGACTCGGCCTTTGCACTGGCCGTCTGGGCCTGCGCGTAAGTTTCGTACTGCGTTGTGGAACACCCAGCAAGTGCCAGCACAGCCATGGCCGCAAATGCAATCATCATTTTTTTCATTTCATACCTTTCAGTTTTTGTTCGAACTCTGCCCATCTATCAACCGGCTTGGCGTCTAGCAGATCAACGCCAACGGCTTTTAAAACGCCCCGGTGCATGCTTGCGCAGTCCTGGTGAACCAACTCGCTCTCAGCGCGGTTATGCAGCAGCGCCCCGCGCATGTCTTGCCCCGTCTCAGTGCGCAGCTTCGGCAGCGGCTCACACGCTACCCGCAGGCTATCGCTAATGACCGGCTTAACGGGCTGCGCTGGTGTCGTTGTACAACCCGATAAATTGAGCATCAGCAGGACACACAACATGCCCAGCGCTGCCAGCGTTTTGATTGCTTGCCACATATTCGACAACCCTTTGAATTTTGTTTTTGTAAACCACCTGCGCCGCGCCGGTATTCGTCGCGTGCTCTGTCGTCGCCTCTTGGTTTTGCTTTCCCTGAGCTTCGACGGCCTGGGCATTTGCTGCGGCCCACTCTGCGCGAATTTCATCGCGGCCCGATTCTTTCAGCGTGTGCACACCCCATGCAATACAGCCGCCAAGGGCCAGTCCCACCACGCACAATATCGCCCATCGTGTCGGGCTAAACCACGCCAGAATTTTGTCCATCATTCCCCAATCCGATTTGTGTTTCGATTAGCCGCCCACCGCCACACCCACGACTATCAGAACTTTTTTCATAGATACACCCGATATTTGTCAATCCGCGCCCACACGTCATCGACGTGGTGACGGTTAATGTCGCAAGCGCTGCGGCCGCCGTAAATCGGCTGGCGCGACTTTGTGCACGTAGTAGCAACATGGCCCGTCCAAAGCTGCGGATTGCAGCCGTATTTGAGGCCGCAAGCGCGGCGGTCTGATTGCACCCCGCCTATGCCGCCGTTATAGCCAGCATCGGCCATTTTTAAACGCTCCCGTTTGTCTGACACAACCCGCAATCCCATGTAGTTCTCGCGCATCAGCAGGGCTACGGCCCGTAGTTGGTAGTCGGGCCGCTGGTACACATTGGCCCATGTCCACCCAGCCAGCGCCTGGTACTGCCCGCGCATTTCGGCCAGCTTGTCGAAGCGCTCAGAGCCATCGGCCCGGTAAGCGCGGGTGATCTGACCAAAGCCTGCGCCCTCTTCCCTTTGCGTTTTCAACTGACTGCGCGGGTTCCAGCACTTGCGTGGCATCGAGAAACACCCACTCTCATGCTCAATGAGTGCAGCTAATTGCGCGGGCTCCGGGGTTTCCGTGAAGTGCGCACGCTGCTCATTTGCCAACACCGGCAAATACTGCTTCGCTTGGGGGGGGATGTAGGTGCGCAGGTCTTGCGCATGGGCACGCGGGGCGAATACCCCAAGCAGCCCGTACAGCACGATTGCCAAACTCAAAAAGATCAACCCAGCGCCCACCGGATTGGCCGACGCAGTATCGAACAATCCCTTTCTGTCGATGTAGTCGAACATCGCCTTGAGCGCGAAATGAGCTGCCGCAACCGCAACAATTCCAGACGCTAAATTCATCAGCATCATTGCTGTGGAAACCCCTTTGTCCGGGTCCGTGAAAAACAGTGCGGCGATTGTCAACAAAGCCCCGCCGAAAACAAACCAGTATCGAGCACGCATCGTATTCCCCTTTACATCAAACCAAGTTTTTTCGCTGCGAACATTCCGACAAGCACAACCGCCGCCCATACCGCGTTTTGCACCCACGTTTGAGCCTGCTTTTGCAGCGGCTGATTCAATTCGAGCTTCATCACGCGACCAGACAATTCCGGGTCAAACTTTGCGAGTTTGTCATTTACGGCGTCGATCTGCTTGAACGCTCGGCCAAGGGCTTCGTTCACTTGCGCAATTCTCTCTTCTGCCAGTGCCAGCCGGTTCATTGCTTTTGCAACATCTTTCATCGCGTCCCGGATCTCACTCATGTCACGATTCAGTGTTTGCACTTGACTTGTGAGCTGCGTGAGTACCGCTGTAATTTCGTGTTCTACCATCGCGTCAATTCCCTTTTATCTTCCAACGCGCGGCCTTTTGCGCGCTAATGCTACCACCCAAAAACATAAAAAGATAGCTCTCAAAAATGATAGGTATTTAACAAAATTCTTCGCTGTTTATCTCAATTTGAAAGCCAACGCACGGGCTGCATAAGCTCCAGACGCACGCGTCCAAGAAATCCCGCTAGTTGCAGATGCAGAGAATCCAATTACCGGCGTGAAATACCCATTCACACCCCCGCCCACATCGCCAAATGTTTGGGACCAACCACTACCCAGCGCATTCGGTGATGTTGATCTATCCCACCCAAGAACCAAACACTCAGAACCAGCACCGCCGGATGGTAGGGAAATGTTGCTGGACGTGACGCCGCCAGTCATGTAGCTAAGCGCAGGGACAACACTTGGGATAGCTGTTAGACCGCGCAAGCACACAAGCAGGCGTCCATAAGCCGAAATCTCTGCGACCTCTGCAGAAGAGCTAACAAATTTTGCGTATACGGCATGTGTAGTGCCGTCTAAATACGAATTCACATCATATATTTTTGTGAAGCCTGACGGCGTTGGCGAGGAGCCCTGATATGCGACAGATTGCAAATACAAGTCTCCAAGCTGCGCAGTCGAAATAGACAAGTTGCGACTATTTTGATTTCCTGTGCCATCCTGCGCTGCACCAACAAATTCAACAGCTTGGCTTGATAAATATGAATTGACAGATGACCACGCACTAAAACCGCCAAAAACATCAATGCATCTTGCCCGGATGTAATACGTCACTCCAAAAGTTGTTGCGGGCATCACGACACTGAGAGACGAGCTTTGAGCAATAGAAGACTCCTGGACGTTTTCCGTGAAACCTGAATTTGTTGCTCGCTGCACCTGGACACAATAAACCGGGACAACGTCTAGGTGTGAATGTGCCTCGATAGTGATCGCCGTCCCAGCAAATGACGATCCATTTGAAGGTGACAATATAGACGGAGTTTGAGGTCTGCGAAAACCAGCGGAAGCGCTTACAACTGTAGATAAACTTGCTAAAGAGCTGACGTTTGTTGCAAGTGCAGTCGACAAAGACACGGCTTTAGAATTGACCGCATTTGCAGCAGCAACCATACGACTGAACGCTGTTGAAATTTGCGCCTGCATTTAAAGCCCCGCGCTCAAGCCCGATTCAATTGCCGCCACGTAATTGTGTGATGGGTCGCCAATACCAAGATTAGTGCATGCTTGCAATTGCTGCCCCGCTGTGAGTGTCTGCGCACCTCCAAAACTCAATAACGACCCATCAGCGGCAGCAAGTGCCGTGATCTGCGCGGCAAGCTCTGCGAGTGTGTCTTGTGCACCAGGCGCACCGCTCACAAGTGCTGTGATAGCGGCGGTAATTTGGCTTTGGATTTTTGTGCTTGACCACGTAGACCCCGTGGACGTAGCCGCATCGTTGATCACTGCAGCTGCGGACGGAATGAGGCCCTTGACTTCATTGAGTGCGGCGACGATGTTTGTTTTATCTGTCGTGGTCAGACTTGATAGTGTTCCAACGCGGCCTGCCACGGCATTGATGGCGGTTACAACGCGCAAAAATGCGCTGGCGATATTTGTTTGAGCGGACATATTTATACCTCTTTAAATTGATAGTGCTGCACCAACGATTGCGTCGTAATCAAAGCCGTATAACGCATCCCCTGGTGGGCCTTGCATACCCAAATGGACGGGCGCCGACTGAATGACAGGCGGCGCATGAGGCAGCACTACAACAGTCTGCCCACCTGCAAATTCGTACTCGGCACCGACCGGGCCAGTGTGTGCGCCTGCAACAATCGCGAAGTCATGCGCCTGCGTGGTGTAGACGCATGGAGCGGGCCCGGCGAAATTCGCGGCTGCTAATTCCATGATTTGACATTCACAAACAGAGTGGTGTCGATACTAAACACGCGGTCGTCTGGGCCGGTGTAGCGCAAGCCAACTTCATACACGCCAGCGGGCCAGGTTGCAGCCGGCGCTTGGAACAGCATTCGCCACGTTGGCGCCACTGTGTCCAGCCACGAACCGGCTAATGCAATTGATGCCGCACCAGCTTTGTGCAGCACGATTTCAATCCCCCAGCCGCTAGTGTCTGCAATGGGTTCGCCACCCTCTAAAATAGGGCTGGTATCGCTGGTCAGTACAACCGAAAAAGCACTGCCGGTGATGTGCTGGATTTGTGCAGCGCAAGTCATTGTGGAATCCTAAAAAATAGGCGGTCACATCCCGCATTCCGGGTAGTGAGGCAGCGAAAAATAAGCGCGAACCTGGCATGTGATCTGATGTAGAGTGCAATCAGCATTTGCGTTTGCAATTTATTGCGCAGACACTGTACTGCCGGATGCGACCTGTTGCCCAACTGAGCTATTTGCCGCAAAATATCGCACCCTTGAATCCGCAAGCGCATAGATGATGTCGCGAGATCCGGCGACTTGGTTAATGACTTTTGGAGACATGGCAACCTGCGTGGCGCTGTGCACATAGAGTACTGCTGTAGACCACCGGCATGCATCGAACACTGTCGAGTAGTACCCTTTCACGTCACCGGCATAGCAACAGATTCCATTCGTCCCAGCGCAGTTTTTAAACGTTACGCCGTCGATGTCAACCGTGGCATTCGTGCCGGCCATCACTACATTGTTAGACCCGCTGTTATTGCCCCACGCCTCCTGCGCCGAAGCTACCGTGATGTTGCGTGCGTCGTAGTTTTGGATGAGCGAGCCCATCATGCGGACTCGGCTCATTGGCTCTGCTGTAACAGCCTGCCAGCCGTCGTAGAACTTCGCTCCAGCGATTCGCGCCACGGACTCTTTCACTTTTAGCGTGTGGCCGAATTTGCCACGGGCAATAAAATGGTTGTCGGCCCACAATGACGCCCCGGCCTCCATGTGGACCCCGTACTTTTGCGGCACTTCGGCGGTGTAGATCGTGAGGTCGTATTGCTGCGCGTCCCACTGCGTCCCCATCATGTCGATGGGGCCGCCGTCGATCTGGTTCATGATCAACACTTTGCCGCTTTGCGAAACGTGCCCCTTGGTGGCAATGACACCCCACACGCCACCCGAAATGCAGACGTTCCCAAGGCAAATGTCAGCCGTTGTTTTGCGCGAGTGTGATCCATTGAAGCCCACATCAACAGAGTACCTCGCCGCAGACTTAATGAACAAATTGTTCAGCCCGCCCAAGCCAAATGGGAACGCCACACCGAACGTTCCAGATATGCCGCCACCGGGCAGGTATATCGACGCACCAAAGCGAGATTTGGCAAGTGCATCACTTGCCAATACGGTAGATGGAAGCTCTGAATTTGCAGGGAATGCTCCAATAAGAGGCACACCAGTGATGAATACGTTTCTCGCGTTTGGGTGCGCGTAGCTATAGCCCATCAGAGCGTTGCAGCCGGTTTCGTTGTCAACGTCGTTGTGCCCGAGAATCTTGATCGTCAGGGGGCTATTGATGACGTACCCAAACGTCCAGTCAAGCGCGTCCTTGAGCGTTTGAAAATCGCCGCCGATACCCACGGTTTTGGTGATTGGGGTTGAGATTATTTCCATATTACCTTTCACAGATCACATGACAAAACGCCGGAGACAGATACAAAAGCTCCTGTCGTCCAGTTGTTCGCAGAATTACGGAACACAACAGATTCTTTGCTTGCAGATGTGATCACGGGAGTTCCCGCACTTCCCGACCCGACAGTGAACAACGCCCCAGATTGCAACGTAGGGATGCTCTTCATCTTCACCGGGAAATGGACAACGGCTGAGTATCCGTCTGTGACGTTCTGAGTGATTCCCAGCGCATGAGAGGACAACCCGAGCGTGTACCGCATACACCTAATCTCATCTTGCGACACGATTGGCCGAGACCATTGAATTGGTGATGTCCCTGCCACCATTCCGACCTGCTTTATTGTGCCCAGGCCGAACTCAAGATTCAGTTGCGTTCCTGCCGTTGCCGACACCGCGATTGGCGAAGCTGCATAAGCCCCGCCAACAACCCGAACTTGAGCAGTGCCGCCGTGACTTAGTGTGTACGTCGCTGTTTCGATGTCGTCACCGTGAATTGGGTGGACGAGACTCCCCGCCGTCACAGTGATCGTCGTAATACCGCCCGATGAAGCGAATGTGTACGTGCAGCCCCCCGCCCCGGCTTTGTAGCGATCATGGCCATAGGCGCCTGCAGCTAGCACCACGGTACCGCTAACCGCCCGGCTATTTATGGAAAAATTGCTATTGTCAATAAGGTTGGGGCGTGTCGCGGCTAGAGTTTCCGCTTTTGCGTACACGTCAAGCGCAGCACGCGCTGCGCTTGCGGTAGACACGCCCATCAGGAAATTGGAAACATCAATCCACGAACCAGACACCCCAGGTGTGGCGGTTGTGACGTTCGCGAGATTGGCATTTAGCAGCCAAATCCTCCCGGAATGGGACACGCTGGCGGGCATATTGAGCGCGCCGGTCAGCGCACTCCATGCGCCTTTGAAGTTCGCTGATCCTGCTGCTGAATCTGCCATTGCAACAGCGTGCAAGGCGTTTTGATATGCTGATTCACCCAAAGCGGAAATGAAGGCGGCGGCATCTTCACGCATCCAACGATGAAGCTCTTTCATGCGTTCTGGCCATGTCGCCAGGTCTGCCGAGTCTGGCAGCGGAAGCGCCGATACAGGCACCGGCACGGGTACAACGATTGCTGTCATTAAATCAAGCCTTTCATATCAAATTGGAGCCGCGCTTCATTTGGGCCGTCTGCGCTGGCGCGGCAGCTAACAAGGCCGAACGAATTCAGGTAATCGAGTGCGGGGTTATCTGTGGTCACTGCAAGTAACGGCGTACCCAGTAGCCTGTCGATTGTTTCGACAATGGAATTTGCACTTTCTACGGGCATCCGAACAACGCCAGACAAATCCCGTGCGCGCTTGCCTTTAACGATGTAGTTGTTCCCGTAGTCGTCAATCTTGATACGCGAATAATCGACGGGCGAAGCGCTAAACCCAAACTCAGAACACCCCAAATCAGTGAACCGTCCATAGGCAATGAGCCCAAACGACATACTCGACAATGCAGATGTGAGCGTTGTCCGCACTTCGCATGTAGTATCGGCGGGCAGGCCACTCACGATCAATTTATTGCGGAAATATGGCGTGTCAAAATAGTAGGACACATAAGGATCACCGTTCCCCCAAAATTCAGCCGACACCGTAGTGTCGAATAGAAGCGATCCACCGGGACTATCCCAGACCTCGACCTGGACTGAACTAACGTTTTCCATGCCAAATATCGCCACGTCACTGATTGCTCCAGGGCGCACCACTTGCTGGTAGGGGGAGGTGGATTGCGTTGGCGTACTCACCTCAGTGTCGGCCCATGCCCATTTATTCGTCGGCCCTTCGTCAAACCAGCGATCTGGCGCCGACTCAGGAACCGTAGCATTCACCCCGGCAATTAAATTGCGATAGACACGGTGAGTAGTAGTGCGGATGGCGCGAGTTCCGACCGTGTACGATGTACCGGCAGACCATGCGGTTTCTGTAGCGTATGGCTCTGCAACTGTTGACGATATGAAGTTAGCGTCAACAATTTGGACGGGCTTCAAAATCTTCATGCTGCCTCCGTCAAAATAGCTGAACCGCCCTGCGTGACTTTGTTAATAGTGCTCTCCATTCCACGGGTGGCGCTTGCAGTATCTGCACTAGACGCACGAAGGCTTGCAACTTCTGCGCGTAGTGCGCGGATCTCAGTGACAAGCTCGGCATTGTTGTTGTACCCATTCGCAGGGTTGTAGGCCTTGGGGACGATCTGCTCCCCCTCGTGGATTTGTGCGATCATGTCGCGGGGCACGTAGTCAGTTCCAACAGCATAGGCCGGCACATCAAAGCCGTATTGCTGCGACAAAATGCGCCGGGTTTCGATCAAGCTGGAGGCCGTTGCACCCTGTGTAACGCGCAAGTCACTAAGGGAAGATGCACTGCCCTTGGCAAGCTCAATTACCGCTCTTGAGAGCTCTGGCAACAGCTTGGCCGCATTCATGTCTCCAGCACGGGCCTGCGCCGTTGCGATTGCAAATTGAGCTTGCGTGTAAGCCAAGCCGCCGGACGTATCACCAACGATTTCGCCCTTGATTCGGCGAATTTCGTCGGTGAGCGTGTCGCCCATATCGCGCCACGCGTCTTTTATTCTCTGCGCTGCATCTTGAGCGGCTTTTGCTGCCTGATCTGCTGCCTGGGCGGTGGTATCTATGGATCGCACAAACGAATTGATGTATGGCGCAGCACCAGCGGTAGACACTGAGATGCTACCAATTGTGCTTCTGATTTGCTCCATAGCAGCAAGGAAGGCCTCATTCTGGAAAATTACCCTCATGGCCTCGGCGGCTTTTTGCGCAGTCTCGACGACCTTGTCAATTGCTGCCTGGCTAATGGCTTGCGAGAGCGGAACACCGGCTGTAATTGCCGTCATGATTGGGGTCATGATTTGGGTCATGAACACATCACTGATCTGCTTTGCAAACCCACCGGCAATGGTGTTATAGATGCCACCAATGATGATGTCTGAAAGCTGTTCTCCAACTTGGGCGTCGGTAAGTCGGCCAGTCATTCCGGCAACAATCACATCAGAAATGGCCTGGCTTGAAATGCCAGCCTTTTGTAGCGCCTCGTCAGTCTCCTGAACAAGGCGCCGCATTGCTTCGCCAGTGGTTTCTCCAGCCTGGGCGAATGCTTCAATGCCCGGCACGGCTTCAAGCATTTTCACGCGGATGTTCAGCAATTCCTCTTCAATCTTTTTAGCAGCTTCGGCCTCGCTCAGGCCCATGAGGTTGATTTTCAGTTCGCCCGCGAACTTGCGCACTGCATCGCCGCTTAAGCCAAGGGCTTCTGCCATACGGGCTGTGCCCTCTTGCAAGTCCATCATGGCCTTTTCAAACTTGCCAGCGCCCGGCATTTTGCTGGTCTTCTCTTTGTCGGAAGTAAACCACCCGCCCTTATAGAATTCGTAATTCTGAGCTTGAACGCCACCCTTACCATCGAACGTGGCTTTTAAGCCTGTTTCGGTTAACTTGCGGCCAAAGGCGCGGCTCAGCAAACCAGTGACTACCCCAGCAATCGGGCCAAAGGCAGCACCTGCCGCAGCCGACACTACTGACATAGCTTTGCCATCGCCGATCTTGTACCCTCCGCTTACGGCTTGGTGCATTTGATACGATGCAATTGCATTTCCAGCCATGCCAGCGGCCTTGCCAAGCAGCTTGGCAGAATCACCAGCCACACCAAGTTTTGTGGCGAAGGCCTCTACACCAGTCTCAAGCTTGCCCATGCCTTTGCCGGTCATGAAGTCCCAAAGCTTGCCCAGTCCATCCAGTGCGTTACCAGCACCACCAGCAACATCGCCAGCGCTACCACCCTGCGAGATGGGCGAAAGCAAAGGCTGCAAAACAAGCTTTTTGAACGAATCTTTCAGCCACTTCATGACTGAATCGCCGCCTTGCATGATTGCGTCTACAAGACCGGACTGGACGCTTTCCCATGTGCGCTGCCATTCGCCCTGCACTTTTTTGGCTGCGTCTTCGTTCGCCCTTACTGTCTCTCTGGCTTCTTTTTGCCCAAGCTGGCCAATGATCTTTTCTCGAACTTCAATTTCTTCTTGAAGCGCTGCTACCAGCTCTTCATTTCCCATTGCTGCTACCTGCTTTTCTTTCAAGCGGGCAATGGTGGTGTGCTCTACGGCCTGGGCAATGCTGATTTGCCAAGATTCGGACAAGGCCAAGGCTTCGGCCTCCTGCTGCATGTCAGTGAGGCGCTTTTCAGCGTTGGCCGCGCTGTCGGTGTAACCCTTAATCCATGATGCATAGGCTTCGCTGGCGGCTTTTTGTGCATCGGCCAGGGCCTTGGTAGCGTCCTTTGTCTTCTCGGCTGTGATAGCCTGCTCTAAGTAGCCTGCAATGATGGTGCGCTGATCGTTGGTGAATGTTTTCCACGCAGGGGAGGCAAAAATCTCAAGCGCTTTTACCTGCGCTTTGTTGTAGCCGTGTGTAGCGGCCTCAGCTTCGGCGTAACCCTTTGATACGTCCCCCTCTAGCTTGGCCTTGAGCTTGTCGAATTCGCTTACCGCTTCACGCGCTGATTTTGTGCCATTGGCAACAACTGGCGCCACGCCCTTTGCAACTTTTGAAGCCGCCTCGACGGCTACATTTCCCGTGCCTTCCCACACCTTCTTCACGCCGTCTGCATATTCCTTGCCAGCCTGAGCGTTGTCAGCTAAGTGCATTTTCCAAATGTTTGCAGCACCAGCAAAGTCTCCACTTAGAGCGGCCACGGTTGCCGCAGCAGTTGCGCCAAGCAGTGACCCGACAGCGCTGAACACGCGCACGACAGTAGCACCAACGATGTACAACCCCTTGAGCGCAGTAGCCAGAAAATCGGCAGTCTTGCGCAATCCATCTCCTTGCGACATGGCATTGAACATTTCACCGGCCACGCTTGTGAGTGTAGGCAGTAGCTGCGATGCAATTTGCGCTGCAACACCTTGCCCCGCTTTGCCCATCAAGTCCAGCGTGTCATTGAATTTTTCGGCATTCTTGGCCGTTTCCTCATCCAGCGTGAGGCCCAACAATTTTGCAGTGCGGTCGAACTCATCAAGCGCCTCAGCGCCACCGTTCAACAGCGGGATCATTTCAGCGCCTGACTTGCCGAAAATCTCCATCGCAAGCGCTACCTTTTCAGCGCCTCCCTGAACACCATCTGAGTAACTGGCAAACTTGTCTGCAACTTCACCAAGCATTTGCCTGGTGCTTTTCAGTGTGCCATCCTGATTTTGTGCTGTCAGGCCCATGGCGGCAAAGGCCTTATTGCCATCGGCCATGCCTTTTGACAACTTCGCCATAGCCCCGGCCACATCGCCAGCGGTCATTCCGGACTGCTCGAATGCCAGTGTCAGACCTGCAACGTCTTTTACCGCTATTCCCGCCTTTTGGGAGAGTTTGCTGGCTTCATCAGCAGCATCTACCGCGTGTTTTATCCAGGACGTGAAGGCGCCAATGGTCAGACCACCGGCAAGGCCTAGCATCGCCCCCTTGGCTGCAGCGAGCTTTGACTCTACAGACGCAAGGCCAGCCTCAACGACACTAGCCCCTTCGAGGGCTAGTTTGATTTTTGCGTTTGTAGTGGTGGTTGACACGTTGAGGAATCTCGCTAATTTTTTGACCAAGCACGAAGCGCGGCACTTTCCATTTCGGCTATGTCTTGCAGGGCGCGGTGTAACCCGCGCTGGCGGCCATGGGTGTAGCCTGCGGCGCGCAACCAGGCTTCGACTGCCTCGTATCGCAAACCAATTCGCTGCCCCATGGGCCCGACTTGCCATTGCGTTTGCAGGCGAAGCCATTGCATCCACAAGTCGCAGCTTTCTGGCCACAGCCAAAAGTATTGGTCTGGTACGGGCTGGTCACCGCCAACGATTTGAAGCCCAAAGGCTGCGGCGGCGTCATGCAAGTCGTCTGCAGGGTCATTGGCTTGGCTTTCTGAGTCGTTTTGCAATTGGCCACTGGCCCAAAGGCCAGCAGCCTGCGCTAGTTTTTTCGGCGGCCTGCTGCGCCGTCTGTGGCCAGCAGTTCATTCAGGTAGGCGGTGTAGATGACGCTGGCGGCACCGGTTACACCGAGCATGGCATCCAAGGCATCAACACCATAAGGCGCTGGCTCGTCAGATTCGTCGAGCACCAGAGTTTGGCCGCGCCAGCCGGTGAGGTTTTCGTGAAGGAATTCTGGAATTGTTTTCCCGTGAGTCTCGGTGCCCTCGGTGAAGATGTCACGCGCTTGGTCTGAGTTCAGGCGCTTGGCCGTTACCGCGAATTTAAATTCCTGCAGCTTCCCGCCGTCTTTGATTTTGAGGTGAATGGGTACTTCTACCTGATCGCCAATGCGAAGTTTCAATGCCATTTTTTTCCTAGTCATTTTGTTTTGGGTCACAGAGAGACAATGCGAATTTCGTCATTGCCGGTGAGGGGTTCTAGGGCCAAATCCATGGCAACCAAGACCGAGCCTTCGTAATCCTCATACTTGGGATTGCTGCGGGCTACATTGGGGGCAAACATGAGCACTTTGTTTCCAGCCGTGAGGCCGTGCAACAGGCTCATGCTGGTTTTTGTATTTGCGTTGATGTCGGCGCGCATGGCGACCTCTTGCGCAGCGGTTAGCTCGAGCGCAATAGAGCTGGTTGGCTTGCGGTCGAAAATGTCCACACTGGTGCAGCCCAACAGCGGCAGGTATTTCACATCGTTGGCCATACTTATTTCAAAGCCACGCGAGCAGTAATCCGTACCCCCCGTGACAGCAGCTGCGGCATAGGCACCCCCCAGCTTGATCTTGTTGCTGTTGATGCTGTTCACGACAGCGGGCACCTTCCAGTTTGTATAGCTGGTGGTGGGCATAGAGGCGGCAGCGGGGCCACCGTCGATGCCGATGAATTCGAATTTCATGGTGGGGCGTTCGCCGTCTTTCATTCCAAAAGTGACGTTGCCCATGCAGCCCAGGGCGGTATGGGTGATGCCGTCCAGGTGGTACAAAATGCTGATGGTTTTTAGGCCAGAAGTCACGGGCGTGTACTCTACCGAGACGCCAGCGGCCACGGTCTCGGCAAATGCGCAGGCCTGCAGCAACGCGCCCCAAGCCGGAGCAGTGCCAGCGGTGCCGGAGCCGAACAATTCGCAGGTGAAGCCGATTTTTACGTTGCGCGTGCCCACCAGTTGACCAGAATGGCCGAAGTAGGGGCGGATGAGGTTACGGTCTACGTTTTTGTAATCCACATCAAACGATGCATCGCTAATCAGGATGGCGTCGGTGGATGCGGGTGTCGCCAGCGTGCCGGCCGTTGTTTCAATTTTTGCCAAAATGGCGGTGCTGCGGATTTTGCGAGACATGGGGGAAGACTCCTGTGGTTATTTTTTGCGGGGCTTGGCGGGCTCAGACACTAGCGGGTCTGGCTGGTCTTGCTCTTGGCTTGCGGGCTGCGCAGGCACCAAAGTGCCGTCTGGCAGGCGCACCCAGCTACCACCCGACTGGGGGGTTGGTTCGTACGCTTGCTGGCTATGGTCCGTGGCTTGTTCTGTGCTCATGTGCTACTCCCAGGCAGTGAGGGACTGTTCTTGTGTACGATGGTTCGCAGTGAAGGCAATGCGAACTCTGGCAATGTTGGTGTCGAGGTCCTCGCTGTCCCAATCAATATCGGGGGACGGCGCAATATCAATGAGCGACGGGTAAATGGCTTGGTTGACAGCCAGCACCTTGGCGTGCACAACGTGCAGCAGTTCGTCAACCGCCGATTCAGGCGACTGGGGTGCTGCGGCGCGGGCGATGCATTCGACAACAATGCGGGTTGACCAATCCATGGCGCCGTTTACAACACGGCCAGCTTGCGAGCCATCTAGCGCAATAAATACGGCTTTGTCGCCATCGCGCGAAAGTGGGCGGCGGCGGCCTAGGCTGACCAGTACGCCCGCCATTTCAGGCGCAGCAATGATGGAGCCATGCACTACGGACAAGAGGCCGTAAAAAGCTGTGGGACTTGTCATGGCGTTTCCAACAAAATGCGCGTAAAGCCGGTACCGTCTGGCTGTGTAGAAGCCACGATAAATAACTGGTCCGCCGCTCCAGGTCGCCGCACGACGATTGGGGCTCCATTGGAGAGGCAATCTAGATCTTGCGAGGCGCAAAGCAATTGAGGCTGCGAGGCCTCGGCCAGTCCGCCAAAAGCCATGGCACTTGGGCGGTCGAAAATTGCAGGCACCATGGAGCCACTGAACACCACCACCGAATTCGCGGCATGCTTGAGCGCCGCTGTATTTACGCGGTGCTCAAGGGCTGCGAATGGTGAAGTTGCCATGACGCCAAGGGCGGTTAGATGGAAATGCCGTCCAGCCGAACGCGGGCCGTGGTTTCGCCGTTTGCCTTGGCAACCGTGAAAACACCGATCAGCTTGTTACCGCTGGCGGTGGCATTGACCAAGCTGGTAGCTGTGACAAAGTAGGCTTTTGCCCCCACGGTTGCCGTGGCGGCAGATTCAGCGGTGAGGTCGAAAACGCCTTCGGTGCGCAGTACAACATCGGCACCACTGGCAGCAGCGTTGGCCGCCACACCAAACAGGGAGCCCACCAATACGCCTCGGCCGCTGGCCAAGGCTGCGGGGGCGGCAATGGTGACTGCATCACCCTCTTGTACGAAATTTTGCATTTGGATTTTCCTTTTAATTGCCACCCAGGCTTGCGACTGGGCGGCGGGTTAATGGTTCAGCGCTTAAGCGCCCGCGCCCTTGTACAAGCCACGGGTGTCGATGGCCTTGGCGGCGAAGTCCAGGCGGCACTTGTATTCGACGCCATCAACTTCCCAACCGGGCTTGCTCTCGACCATGGGGCCTTCGTTGCCATCGAGGTAACAGAATTCGACGGTATCGACCGCGCCACTGTTGGCCGTGGCGTACCAAGCGGTGGCGCTTTGGGCGTCCAGGATGGGCTCGACGACAGGCTCCAAGGCTGTGCGGCCACCGGTGCGGAACTCATTCACATCGGACGGCTTGGCAGGCATGTAGTTGCTGCTGGTGAACTGGTAAGCGGGCTGCTCCAGGGCTGCTGGCACGATCAGGAAGGAAGGTGCCAAATTGAGTTCTTCGCCTGCCAAGCCTTTTTGCAAACGCATGGCGGCGCGCATGGCTTTGAGGCTGTCCAGAGACAACACAGAACCACCACCAGTTGCCAAGTTACCCAGCTGGGTGCTGTAGTTGGTGGAAGCAGTGAGCTGCGCATACACCAAGCGGTTTTCCAAACGGCGAGCGGCAAAACCGAAGGCGGTAGCCAACCGGTCAAACGCACGCAGGTCATCATTGATGATGGCTTGGCGGGTGAGCGACACGATACGACCATAAGTGATTACGCTGTAGCTGGCTTCGGCATCCTTCAAGGAGCCATAAGTGAATTCACCGGCTTCATTGACTTTGAGCAAGTCAGGGGCACCGGACATTTGCACGACGCTCATGTTTTTAAAGTCGGGCGCATTGGGTGCACGGCGGGCCCACATTTGGTACGTTCCGGGGTTTTCGTCGTAGGCATTGCGCAGGCGCTTGCTGGCCACGTTGGCAAACAGGCTGGCAAAGTCGCTGGTACCCAAGGCACCCGCACTACGGTAGGTGAGAACCTGACCAGCAAGGGTCATTTTGTCCATGCCACGGGTGTTGACGCTATGGGCTTCCAAGAAGTCACGGCCAATTTCCAACAGGCTCAGGCCACGGTATTGGCGGGCGTTTTCGTCCAGCGCGGTGGCAGGGGCCAAGCGGTGGATGATGGCCTGCTCAATACCAGCCATGCGCACTTGCATTTGGTCTTGAATGGTTTGGATGCGGGGTGCCGAATTGCGGTGGCCACCAGCGGCGCTATCGGCGCGGGCCAGTTGGTCCAAAATTGCGGCTTGGGCGGCACCCACATCGGCATTGCTGCGAATGAGGTTGGCGGCCAAGCCTGGCACACCATGGCGGGCGCACAGTTCGCTGATTTCAGCGGCACGGGCCAGACTGGTGTCGGGTTGCGCAGCGGGCGCAGCTACTGCTGCAGGCGCCAAAGCGGGTTCGGCGCGAGTTTGAGTGACAGTGGTTGTGGTGATGGCGGGGTCGGTGGGCTGGCCGCCAGTTTGCGCTTGAGGCATTGAAGTAAGCTCCTGTTGATTGGAATGGGCGGCTGCCCGGGTGATGAATTCACAGGGGTATTGGCCCTGCGAAGGTTGCGAGCGGGTGCCGGAACCGGCATCCGCAGGAACGGGGACAAAGCTGATTTCGTGCGGCGTCCAGCGCTCGGCACGGTAAATGGGGACGGTTCCCCCATCGGTGCGGCTTTCGGTGGGCACAATGAGGTAACGCTGCACGCTGTAACCCACGCTGATATGCCGCAAAATGCCCCCGGCAATGTCTTGCACCAGGCCGGCCACCTGTTCGCGCTCACTGAGGCGAACGGTGGCGGCGCCTGTTTCGCCCTCTACCCATGCACGCTCAACCACCCCCAGCACATCTTCAAGCTGGTATTGGCCGTGGGTGTTAAGCACGCTGGCGCCCGCGTTTAGGCGGGTGAGGTCGATTGCATCAGGAGAAACTACGAGTTGTTCGTCGTAATAAGTATTTCGGACCCAGTCATAACGGCGCACCATGGCACCGGTGGTAAAGGTAACGTCAACCGTGCGCTTGGCTGGGTTGTAGCTGGAAGGTTCGATTTGCGCGGCCCGCACTTGCGGGGTGAGCATTTGGGTGTTCTGGCTTTGTGGCATGTTGGTACTTTGCTTGATTGGTTGTCTCAAAACTAGGCAAAAATGAGACTATTTACACAGGCTATTTCGGGGCCGCTTTTTTTGCGGGCGCCGGGTCGTTGGTGTCGGGCGCGGGCTCTACGGCCTGGGCGTTTCCACTTTTTAGGGCCAGCAGCAAGGCCAAGGTGCCATCGGCATTGAGGCGCTGCATGTCGGACTGCAGTTCTCTAAAAACCATGTCGGGCTTGTAGCCACGGCGGCGCAATTTTTCGCTAATGCTGGACATACCGGCCTGAATTTCGGCGGCATCGGCATTGACCTCTTGTAAGGGGTTGACGTAGTCCCACTTAGGGGTGGACCAGTCCACGCCGTAATCGGCTTTTGGCAGGGCCCGGGCAAGCACAGCAATGTCGACAAACTCACGCCAAACCCGCTCGCATAGAACGGGAATGAATTCGAGCCATTGAACCTGTTCGACATCGCGCCGAAATTCACTGAGTGCAATGCGAGCGCTGCTGAAGTTGACGCCGGTCATGTCGCCAGTGGCCATTTCGTAGGTCACCCCAATGCCTGCGGCAATGAGGTGTAGCTGCTGGGCGACGTATTCTGGGTAGCCGGGGGCGGCTTTTGGCTCGATGGTTGTTAGGTTCATGCCCGCCGGAATGGCCGTAACGCCACCGCTGGAAAGCTGGCCTAGGTCTGAGGGGTTCCTGGTGTCGCCAGTGGCCTGGGATGGGCTATCTTGCAATGCCGAAACATCGCCGCTGGCGAGGACACCCAAGCGGGTTTCTAGGTTTTTTCGGCTGAGTTCGGCATCTTCATACAGTTGCAGGTCGCGCACGCGGGCAATGACGGGGGCTACGCGGGGGAAGCCCCTTCCCTGCCCTGGACGCTCGGCAGCGAACAGGTGAATGATTTGCTTTGCAGGCACCGGGCGGCTGGCGCCACGGCGCATGAAGCCCACCACTTCGCCGGGGTGTTGGTCAAACAGCCAGTAATTGACTGCGCGGCCAAGGAAGTCGTACTCAATGCCATTGATGACGGTGTTGCCGCCTACTGTGCCGTTTTTGGAACTGTCGAGCCAGTCGATTTCCAGCAGTTGCAATTGCAGTGGCACTGGCAA